ACACTTACATGGGAAAACGCGATCGGATCGGTGGCATAAATGGCAACTACAACTCCCAATTTTGGCTGGCCGGTGCCTACAAGCACCGATTTGGTCAAAGATGGCGCAACAGCAATTGAGGCTTTAGGCGATGGGGTTGATGCATCGCTTGTTGATCTTAAAGGTGGCACAACTGGCCAAATTTTGGCAAAGGCAACAAATGCCGATTTGGATTTTGCTTGGATCACAAATGATGTCGGTGACATCACAGCAGTCACAGCTGGTACTGGTTTAACAGGTGGCGGAACTTCTGGAGCTGTAACTCTTAACATTGATCCTGCTTATGCAGGTTTTACCAATTTAAGCAATATGACAAATCCAGTTCTTAACTCAGCCATGCAGATAGCGCAGCGCGGGACTACGATTTCACTAGCTGCAAGTGCAGGAACAACTTACACGCTTGATCGATGGTGTACTCAAACAGGTGCTAATCAGGCTTGCACAGTCACACAAGAAGTCACAGGCGATACAACTAATCTACCTTTTATTCAGTACGCGCTTCGATACAAGCGAAACACATCTCAAACTGGGACAGGCGGTTTAACTTTACTTAACGCTTTTGAGACAATTAATTCACGACCTTTTGCTGGAAAAGCGGTTACACTTTCTTTTTACGCTAGAAAAGGAGCTGATTATTCAGCCACAGCTTCAGCATTAGCCGTCAAATTAGATAGTGGAACAGGCACAGACCAAAATCCTTTTGCCGGATACACAGGTGGAGCAACAGTTTGCTCAACTACTGCAACCTTGACGACAACTTGGCAACGCTTTACCGCAACGGGAACAGTCGGCGCAACTGCAACAGAATTAAACGTGCAAGTTGTATTTACTCCAACAGGCACAGCAGGTGCTAATGATTATTACGAAATTACAGGCGTGCAGGTAGACGTGGGAAGCGTGGCATTACCTTTTAGAACATATGCAGCAACAATCCAAGGAGAATTAGCCGCTTGCCAGAGATATTACTGGAACTGGAAATCAGGCAACAGTTTGACAATGGGAATTGGTCGATATACAACGGCTACTGAAATGGGTATCTATACAATGTTCCCAGTAACAATGAGAACAGCACCAAGTTTAGTAGCGACAACGGGCACAAATTATTACTCAATCGGTTCAGATGGCTTTAATAGTTTTACAATTTTTCAGCAAGATACTTCATCGGCTTGGCTTTACAATCTTTCAGAAGTGAGCGGAACTGGCGGAAATACCGACCGCGTCTTTACAAACAATGCAGCAGCCTCAGTTTCATTTAGTGCGGAGTTATAAAATGACAAGACAATACACAGTCGAAGAAAATGGCGTTATTTGGTATGAAGAAAATGGAGTCCGTGTATCTTTTAGCGCAGACCCAGCCAACTCAGACTATCAACGTTATTTAAATCCAGAAGCGGAACAATCCACACCGATTGACACCGGTGATGAGTAACTTTCCACAAGGCACATTGCCGCGTTTGATTCAGGTTGCGCTGGCCGAAGTCGGCACAATTGAAACAGGCAACAATGAGACTAAGTACGGCAAATTTATGAAAGCGGACAAGCTGCCGTGGTGTGGCTCATTTCTCAATTGGTGTGCTCATCAAGCTGGGGTCAAAGTGCCAAATGTTGTCAGCACGCGAGCTGGAGCTGAGGCATTTAAGAAAACGAAGCAATGGCACACAACACCAAAGATTGGTGACTTTGTTTTCTTTGATTTCATCATCGATGACAAAGAGACAATCAATCACATCGGCTTGGTAATCCGGGCATCGGAAAAACAGATCGTGACCATTGAAGGCAACACATCAGGCGGTGGCGATCAACGCAATGGTGGAGAAGTCATGGTCAAATCAAGAGCTTTGGGAGCACGCTCATTTGTAATCGGTTACGGCCGACCAGCTTATGAGCCATTTTCCGGTGATTTACCGGATCGACCAAAAGGAGAAAAATAATGGATCAAGCAAAAGCAATGGCGGCCTCATGGGGTCGTTCATATCTAGCAGCAGCTTTGGCCGTGTACATGGCTGGCGGAGACATCAAGGCAATGGCAATGGGTGGCGTGGCAGCTGTTGTGCCGGTCATTTTGCGCTGGCTCAATCCAGCTGACAAAGCTTTCGGTTCAACGGGGAAATGATCCGGAAATCACTCGCGGCAGGTTTAGCTTTGATCCTTTCGCTAAGCCTTGCCGGGTGTGGTTATCAAGGCTGGGTGAGATATCCATGCCAATTGCATGAAAACTGGGAAAACCCGGAATGCTTAAAACCGCAATGCAAAGTGACTGGTACCTGTACGGAGGATTTGATTGGCGATGGCTTCAAAGAGTAAAGACCGCTTAAGTCAAGAGGAAATCAAAGCACGCTTGATGTTTCTCATTGGCGCGGTTTTGTCATTTGTCTTTTTGATTGTAACTCTTGGCATCACATACGCATTGATCTTTGTAACACAGCCAATTGGAGCACAAGCTCCCAATGATGCAGCTTTCATCGATTTACTCAAAACCTTAGCAATCTTTCTCACCGGGTCATTGGGTGGAGTTTTGGCATCTAATGGCCTCAAAGATAAAACCACAAAATCAGAATATGAAAAAAGCATTGAAAGGCGTTTAGGCGGTAGCGACACGCCATGATTTGAGCGTGATTCTTGAATTTGTCGCATTTGCCTGTCACTCTCTCTTTTGGGAGCGAAGCACAGTAGTTCCCGAATCGGGAGCAATACAATGAACGAAGCATCAATTGTGATCATGTGTTTGATCGCTGGAGCCTTTTGGGCTGTCATGGCCTATTCGGTAGGTTTTAAGGAAGGCGAGCGACAAGGCTATACGAGAGGCCGAGCCGTAGCACGCCACGCGGTATCAGCTGATCGGAAGGTCAAATAATGGCCGCATTTATGGATGGATACGAAGGCAACAAAGAGCGAACAGATCGCTGGATTGCAACATTTCCACAAGGTCGGCTCGAATCACACATTGTTGAATTTGATTTTGCAAAAGGCTATGTGCTGGTGCAAGCAAAAGCATGGAGAAATCAAGAGGAAATCCATCCAGCTGGCATTGATTATGCACATGGCTTTTTAACAGCTTACAGCTCAAAAATGGCTCGCTGGATGATTGAGGACACTTGCACATCAGCTTTGATGCGCGTGATGGCTTTGGTTATGGGGAACACCGAGAAGGCCACCAAAGAGGTCATGGCATTGGTTAAGTCTGAAACACCAGCAGCCGATTATGACTATTGGAGCACAAAGCATGGCGATGTGCCCAGCTATCAAACAGCAGCCGAGGCTGAGCAATCTGGCACGCCATCATTTGGGTCATCGGAAAATTTGCAATGGATGGCCGATGATTTGCCTACATGTTCACATGGCTCAATGCGTTGGAATCAAAGCAAGCCGGATGCACCCAAATCATGGGGCGGCTACTTTTGCAGCGAGAAAATTAAAGAAAAACAATGCACACCGCGTTGGTATGTACTACGCAGCACAGGCAAATGGGAGCCACAAATATGAGCGACTTTGTTGAAATCATCTATCCTCAAGAAATGAAAGCACGATTGATGTGCAATGGCGAAATCGTTGAGGAATACAAAATCGAGCAATGCGACAAATGCTCACAGCTGAGGCGATTGGATCACTTTGGCTACCAAAAAGGCTATGACAAACAAGACAACATTATTTGGTTTTGCGGTGATTGCCGATGATAGATCGCATTGAGGAAGTGCAATGCATGATTGCAGCGATTCAACATTGCCATGATCGATCAGCCGATCACAGCTCACGCATTGTCAAAGATATTTCATGGTTTGCCTATGTTGCACAAATGGGCGAATCAATGGCCGCTGAGTATCTTGTAGCCAAACGATTGGGTTATAACTACACACCGGGCATCACATGGGATAAGGAAAAGGCTGATGTGGGCGATCATATCGAGGTCAAATGGTCAGCCAACCCAGCATCCAATTTGTGGATTCAGGAATCAGATCGACATGATCGAGACATTGCCGTATTGGTTACAGGCAGCTCACCAAAGATGCACATTGTTGGCTGGATTCCGATTGTTGTGGCTAAGAAACCACGCTATCGAAATGCATCACAAAACAATTGGAGTGTGCCACAAATCAACCTACAACCTATTGAAACTTTAGCCAGGAGCAACTATGCACATCCTTCAATTTGATTGTTCGATATGTTCAAAGCTTTACGGAAAGCCAAAGCAACGCCATGGACTTAAAAAAGGTGCTGAATTAACAGAGCATGAGTGGTTTGCACAATGCATGAGTTGTGGCACATTTGGCATCAAAATCGTTGATGATGCTCGGATCGAGGAGATGTCATTGTGAATAAGTTATCCACAGGCTTTGTCCACAGGTGTGCGAAACCTGTTGGAATCGCCCAAGATTACGCTCGGTATTTGACAGCCTTGGTACGCTCCAGACTCGCAGACGAGCCGGTGTGCCGGATAGCTCGGGCGCGATGTATGGTGCTATTGGCCGTGCTATGTATTGTTGGCACAACACCGGCAACAGCTGCAAAAGAAGTTAAACCATCAATTGATTCATTAAAGCTTTATGCACATTCAAGGATTGTAAATTACAAAGAATTTCAATGCTTTCACTATTTGATTCAACGCGAGTCAAATTGGCGTGTGGAGGCGATAAATCCAAATGGCAATCACTTTGGGCTTGGACAAATGCGAAACACAAAGTACAGAAACCTTGATGGATATCGCATGATTGATTGGACATTGAGATACATCGATCATAGGTATCAAGGCAAGATATGCAATGGTGCATTGGCACATTGGCGAAAGCATGGGTGGCATTGATGTCACGCAACTGGACAGGTGGCAGCACAGCTCGATGGCGTAAGATTAGAGAGATGGTGCTTAAGCGTGATGGATGTTGCCAGATGTGTGGCCAAACCGAAGGCCAAATGCACATCGATCATGTAATTCCAAAGCGATTGAACGGGAGTGATGAATTGTGGAATTTGAGGCAATTATGTCAAAAATGCAATTTGGTCAAAGGTGGTCGTTTTTTTGAAACGGACAAGACAC